AATTGAATAACCTTCTTTAACCCCAATCTCTAAAATCTTTTTAGGGTTTTCAGGTAAGCGTTCAGCGTAAATTTCAGGATATTTATGATCCTTCTTGTCGCTTGGCGACTCGTTAAATATCTCTATAATTCTTTCAACCATAAATTTAATTCTAACATTATAGGTTTACAATATTCGTCAACTGCTTTTTTTACTCCCTTGAATGTGTCGTAGTCGTGACCTATTAAAGCCCCTCCTGGTCGGATTAATTTTGAATAGTGTTCTATTTCCCATTTGACCATTTCGTAAGTATGTAGGCCATCTAAGAAAACAAAATCAAATTTAGGCACACCGTAACTTTCTATATCGTCTTGAATATAATCGAAAGCATCTTTACTCTCCCTAAACATTCCCTCGTAAGCATTAAACCTAATTAATCTTGTTTGGGTTTGAATCTTTAGCCTATCGTAATCGCTTTGGTCAAACAATCCCGGCATATCAGGATAATATTTGTAAGGATCAACACAAATCAATCTTTCTAAATTGCAATGAGTAAGTAAATGATTAGCACAGCCACCGTAAGCTGTCCCGATCTCTATTCCGGTTTTATACCCTTTAGAGTTTATGTAGTTCGATAGTTGCCAGTAGTAACAATGAAGTCCAACGGCTGTATCTTCTCCTTGCATTCTAATTAAGTCTTCGTCTGTTCTCATAAATTTTCAAACTCCTTTTCTTTTTCTGAAAGTTTATCTCTAAATAATTCAGCCATTTTTATATCAACCTCGACAATATATTTTTCTATTAAATCAAAGTAATCTTCTAAATAAACATGACAACCTGTTTTTAATTTTTTTACTGTCCCGCCTCCCTCAAAAAACTCACAGATAGATTTAATTTCAATCATATCACCAATAAGTTTATTTGCGTTGTAGTATTTTATTTTATCCATAGTTTAAAATTTAATCTGTGTCCATTGTGAAGGAATTAACTCACCCGTAAAAATATGCTGGTTATCTTTCCCGTACCACTTTGTATGATGCGGCGCAATCACATTATCACTTCCTGAAAGATAAGCCGCCGTAAAGGAATAAGTACTATTTGCTATGATGAAATATTTGTATTGTGTCATTCTTAGCCAATCTTCTAAAGGTTCGCCGTTGATAAACCTTTCTTCCGGTACTATCCCGTAATTAAAAGTTATATCATCATCTGAAAATAAGTGAATCTTTTTCCCTTGAACTTTACACATTTCAATTAATGCCTCCATATAATAATCGTCTTTTAATATCGGCCACTTAGTAGGATACTTCGCATAGTCACCCCTTCTTACATGAACACAAACAGCATCAATCTTTTCTTTGGGTAAATTAAACGATTCAATTAATTCTTTTCGGTATTCATCAAAGTAGTTTAAGTTCTGATAATAACCAGTTATCCGCATATTCTTGTTTTCAAATGGTATCGGTTTATAATGCCAACCCTCATCATGGTATTCGATTTCAATCTTTGCTTCGTCCTCTGGTGTCAATAATGGGAAGTAATCAAAGGGGGTTTTCTTGGTATATTTTGACTTCGTGAATGAAGGTATTTTATATTCTACTCCGTTTCTCCAGGCATGAGCCATAGTGGTCATAATCTGAAAAACATTATTACCTAACCGCCCTGTCAATTTCGTACTGATAACCGTCATAAGTTTTTAATTTTCTCCTGAAGTTCAGCCGCCTTGTTCATGTTGTATTTGTGATCGCCATTGAGCCAACCAGAACCATCATGTCGCCTGTGGAAATAATTCATTGTAGGTACAATCTTAAACGAATTTCCAGCACATAACCAAAGATAATTAAAGTGTATCGTGTCACTCTCTTGAATCGTTTCATCATACCTATAAACCCTTAAATATTCATCTCTGTTTACAAGATAATTACACGTGTTAAGTAAAATGCGAAACATCTTGAAATCTAATAACCTCTTTGCATTATCAGAATTAATAAATTTTGGAAGGTCGGAAAAATCATAATCTGGTTCAGCCATCTCCGGGCAAAAAATAATCCTGCTTAATAGTTTTTCATCAAGCCCGTTAAAGACAAATGCAATCGCATCCAAATACTCAGGGTAAAGCTCATTATCGCTATCGAAAATTATTACCCACTCGTTAGATGCTTTGCTGATTGCCTCGGCTTTATTCAATGACATTCCTAAATTCTTTTCGTTCCTGAAAAGTTTAATTTTCCCTGCGCTCCCGGTTTGGCGGCGAATAAATAACAAATCAGTCAACCTTCTGAAATGTTCGCTATCGCTATGATCATCGACAATTACAATCTCATCAATTATTGGGTTATCATAAACCTTCTGGAATACTTCAAGAACCATTTCACTACGGTTAAATGTCGTTATACACAAACTAAGTTTCATTTGTCCTCCCTTTCAAATTTTATAACCATTGCAACCATAAAAACTAAAATGCAAAAGTTTAATGCCGATAAAATTAATGTCGCTGTTTGCATAATAAAAAAACCCGCCTCAGTCCGAGAACATCAGCGGGAATTAATCTGAAATTAATCAAATCATTTCGGGTCTCGGTTCCGTAATGATCTGCTGGTCTAATATACAACTTTAAAGAACTTCCACCAAATAAAGCGAATAGGCCAATAGCCGGTCTTTCCCCGATTCAATCCAGATTTCTTTTTTCCTTTCAAAAAGGGTTTTCATCTTTCTCATAATAATTTTTTGGTGCTGCCTGAAAATTATTATTCGCCTCTGTGAATTTCATTTTCTTGCCCTCAAAATTTAGCGGCACAATAAAATTGCTTTTTCCGTTTCTCCACTTTCTTACCACAAGATCCGCCTTACCTTCTGTTGATTGCCCGTTTTCATTCTCGGTAATCCCACTCATCCAATCGGAATGTAAAAACATTACAACGTCTGCGTCTTGTTCTATTGATCCACTTTCTCTGAAGTCTGAAAGCTGCGGATACCTGTCTTGGCCTTTTCGTTTTGTTACTTCCCGATTTAACTGACAAAGAATGATCACAGGAATTTCCATTTCTTTAGCCAACACTTTTAATGACCGGCTGATTTTTGAAATCTCGTTCTCCCTGGTTCTATTGTAAGATTCTCCGGCTTCAATCAACTGCAAATAATCAACGATCAAACAGTCCAAGCCGTGAAGATGTTTTAGTTTCATAGCCTTAGATTTAATCTCCAAAGCGTTCACATCGGTCTTATCGCTGACGTAAATAGGTAGTTGAGATGTCTGCTTGCCGATTTTATTGTAAAGATTTTCGGCCTCCCTTTGGTCAAAATAAAGCCCCCGGTAAACAACTGAAAAATCCGTGTCGGTATCAATCGCTGCCAGCCGTGCTGCTATTTCAGTATTTGACATTTCAAGGGAAATTATACCAACGGTCTTCCCTTGCTTTGCGATTTCAATCGCCATACCACCTGCAAAGGCAGATTTTCCAACCGATGGTCTGGCTCCAATGGCTACCATTTGCCCCGGCTGCAGACCGCCGTTCTCTTTGTCAATCGCTTTTAAGCCCGTTTTTAGCCCGATTCCGCCCGTCTTTTGCATTTCGGCCTGATGTTGGTAAAGTTCGACCATTAAGGCCGTCATATCCTTCCATTCGCTTTTAACGCCCCCTCCAAGAACCTTGTTAAGTTCCTGATTTATTTCTTTTATGTTCTCTGACGGGTCAAGATCACTTTCAAGCCCCCTGTATTTAATTTCTAAAACACGCCGCCTTCTCCACATTTCCTTGACCAGGTAGGAATGATATTCAAGGTTTGCCGAACTCACCACAGAGTTTGTTAGCCGGACCAAGAAATAACCTGTGTCGTATTTAAGGATCTCCAAAACAGAATACTTGTTAATAAGCCAATCAGATACTGTGAAAATATCCACAGGAACAGAAGCCTCGTACATTTCTCTGATGGCTTTGTAAACGGTTTTATGCGCCTCAAAGTAAAATGTTTCAACTTCCAAAATATCGTATATCCTGCCAATGGCAAGTTTTTCTATTAAACAGGCTCCGAGAATTGCTTCTTCAAGTTCCTGGCTGAAGTGTGTGTGTTTTTTAAATTCCATTATTTTAATAATTTTCCATTGTGGTCAGATAGCGGAGTGCTGGAAGACCCTGTTTTAAAAGATTTTTCGTGACCGTTTTTTATATCCTTCCATGTTTTAATATAATTAGGCACAAGAAATGAAAAGTTTTTGATAGGACCATTTCTGCCAAACCATTCGGTTGCTTCGTAGGTATGGAAAAACTTTGTAGCCATTTCTGCCGTCCCGCCATGATTTAAAAATACTTCCAATACTTTGTCTTTAGTAGGAATGTTGGCTTTTCTGAAAATATTTGAATTTGAAAGATCGGGGTGGGTTTCTGTATTCTCTCTCTCCTTTACAGTTACATTATCATTTACAATAGCATTAACACTTACAGCTTTTTTTGCTTCGGTTTGCTTTTCTTGAAAAGCATTTGCTTTTTTTGCTTCTTCAGATAAAGCATTTGCTTTTGGCCTCCCGCCAAGTTTACCGGCTTCTGATCTCTTTTCCCTGGTATCTTCCCATTGTTTTAAATCCCTTTTAAGTTGCTGCTTTATAGGCTCAAAGACAAGATCAACGGCCAAATCTTTTGTAGTTGGGTTTTCATCATTAACGTATGAGAGGATCAATTTAAACAGCTCTCCGGCCTTGTTATTAGGTAGTTTCTTGACGGTGTGAATGATGTCAGCGTAAAGAACGAATGATTTTTTACCTTCTGCCATATAATAAAAAAGAAGATGCTGGAGGTTTGCAAGCGGGTTAAATCGCCTTGCTGATTACTCAGCCCTCCAGCACCTTCTTAATTTCTTTTATCATGATTAACCTATTTGCAAAAGCAAGTTAATAAACATTTTCAATTAAACAATTATTTTACAACATAAATTATTTTCTCAAATAAATCCCGGCCACAGACCACGAAACCCGTATCACGGTCCCACCGTTTCTTATCCTCTTTAAAAACCTGAAGCCACCGACCGCAAAGGTAATCCTGGTACAAAGTATCTGTCTTAAAATAAACCTTTTCAATAGTGTATTTTTTGGAAAGGATAATACACTTCCTGCAATCAACTTCTGATTTGGTACAACCAAAAATCAAGATCAGGGTAATCAGCAAAAGCCAGAGCAAATATCCTTTAAGTCGTTTCATAAATTGAGTTTTTAAAAAGTCCATCCCGTAGAAACGGGACGGCATGTGTAAGCCACATTTTTTTTATACTAGGTCAGAGATAAGACTAAATCTGACACCAACTGTTTATAGAGATCGTTTGAAATAACTGTTATAAAGCCTTGCTGCTTTGACCTTCTCGGAATTTGTCAGCCAATGCCTTCTGTACTTCCTCGGCTTACCAAATGTACTGATAAAAGAAACTTCGGTAAACTTGATAGTTAAATGCTCCCTTAGTTTCGAGATGTAATGCCTGAAGGCGTGCCACCCGTAATCTTCCTCTGTCACTCCTTTGTTTTTTCTTATCAGGTCAAGAAGGATAACCTGGATTTGAGACTTTGGCTTCTTCATTTTGCTGGTATTTTTCGGTTAATAATATCCAATTCTTAGCAGTTTCAAAAGCAAATAATCTTTGATTGCTTTTAAAAGAATCGTTGTTCGGGAATTCGCTTTCATTATTCCAAAAATTTCCTTCCCACTCTTTAAGACTTCTATCATAGCAACCCATCTTAATCCTTTTTTCGTTTTCTTCAGTTATGTATGGGATGACAACATAATCGTAAAGCCCGGTAAATACCATAGCTGTTTTTATTTTCACTCCCCGTAAATATGCTCCCTGTAAATATGCTCCCTGTAAATATGCTCCCTGTAAATATGCTCCCTGTAAATCTGCTCCCTGTAAATATGCTCCCTGTAAATATGCTCCCTGTAAATCTGCTCCCTGTAAATCTGCTCCCTGTAAATCTGCTCCCTGTAAATATGCTCCCTGTAAATATGCTCCCTGTAAATATGCTCCATGTTTAACAGCCTCAACTAAGGATTCTTTTACAGTATTACTTTCGCTTTCGTATTCAAAAATTATTGAACCCGTCCAACGGTTTTTAATTTGTATTTTTATTTTCATGATAGTTTATTTTCGATTAATAAAATACGATTTTTTAAATCCGGCTCCGTATCCATTAACTCCTGAATCCTTTTTAAAGAATGTAGTGCAGTAGTATGATCCCGACCTCCGAATATTTTAGCCGTATCAAACAATGAATAGTTTGTATGCTTTCGTATTAAAAATATCGCTATCGATCTTGCATCCGTAAGTCTTCTGTACCTGTGCCGGGATTTAATTTCCTCACTTGTTAATCCAAATTCATCACAAACGATAGATA